ATGAGAAACAAACGCCTGGCCCTGCGCCGGGCCGCACTGGCACACTTGCGGCCATTTGCGGAGAATCCAGCGTGCTGATTGGCTATATCAGGGTATCAACAAATGACCAGAATACGGATTTACAGCGGGTTGCGCTGCAGAGCGCAGAATGTGAGCTTATTTTCGAGGACAGGATAAGCGGTAAAACCAGCGAAAGGCCGGGGCTGAAGAAGGCGCTGCGCTGCCTGCAGCCCGGCGACACGCTGATCGTGTGGAAGCTCGACCGGCTCGGCAGAAGTATGCGGCATCTGGTCATGCTGACCGAGGAGCTGCGAGAACGTGGCGTTAACTTCCGCAGCCTGACCGACAGCATTGATACCAGCACGCCGATGGGCCGGTTTTTCTTTCACGTTATGGGGGCGCTGGCTGAAATGGAGCGCGAGCTGATAATAGAACGCACCCGCGCCGGGCTGGCTGCTGCGCGGGATAAAGGGCGCATCGGCGGCAGGCGGCGCGTGATGACGCCGGACGTTATCGGCCGCGCTGAAAGAATGCTGGCGAACGGCGCAACGCTGCAGCAGATTGCGCTTGTGCTGGAGGTGTCGGTCAAAACCCTTTACCGGTACATACCGGCCGACAGGCAGCGCCAGATTATTAATTCTGTCTGCTGACTGACCAGCAAACCCCCATCAGATGCACTGCCAAACCTGACCTGACACCCTGAGCACACCCTCAAAACGGAGTGCATCAGATGTCTGATTATCATCATGGTGTCCGCGTCGTCGAAGTCAACGACGGCACGCGCACCATTACAACCGTATCAACCGCAATCGTGGGCATGGTCTGCACCGCGCAGGATGCGGACGCGGCAACCTTTCCGCTCAATACGCCGGTACTTATCACGAACGTGCAGGGCGCTGTCGGTAAGGCTGGCAAAAAAGGCACGCTTGCGGCTGCGCTGCAGGCCATTGCTGACCAGTCCAAACCTGTGACCGTCGTCGTGCGCGTGGCTGAAGGTGCCGACGAAGCCGAAACCACGTCCAATATCATCGGCGGCACGGATGAAAACGGCCAGTATACCGGCATGAAAGCGCTGCTCGCCGCGCAGACCCAGCTC